CACCGGCTATGTCCAGCAGATCCTGCCGGTACGCATCTCGCTGCGCCCCCGTCGTCTCAATTTCCTGCCCCAGGTTTCCCTGTCGCCGCTGGAGATTCTCAAGTTCCTTATTGAGAGCGGTGAGCGCCCGCCTCTGTTGAGCGATCTCGCCGCTCTGGTTCGCCCCAGTGATAGCCTGGTTCAAGCTCCCTACCGCATCAGCATTCTCGCGCATAGCGGCCGCTGAAGTGTGATTCGCGCGGGCCTGGCGCTGCAACGCATCGACGGTCTGCCCGCGCGTTGCAATCTCTTTTTCCTTCTTCGCAATAAGATTGGATAGCTCGTCTCCTTCTTTTCGGAGGGCATCAAACTGATCCTCAAAGGCGCGCGTTGCTCGGCGGCTTGCAGACTCAGCGTCGAACTCAGCCTGGGTCAGCTCCCCCCGGGCGCGTGCCGCCTCCAGCTCGGTGTCGGCCAGCATGGCGTGGACTTGCATCATCTTCGACGCCTGTTCTGCCGCCCTGCGCTGGGCCTCTGCCGCATCGTCGATCTTTTTCTTGAGCAGGGCGTAGGTGCCGGCGAGCGCCCCGACGGCGACAGCCACCGGTCCCAGTACACGAGCTACCTGGGCGCCACTGCGCAGGATTGCCTCTGTCGCCGCGAACACGTCGCCCAGCGCTGTCGCCGCTGCGCCGGCCTCCGGACTCAGCGCCCCCAGCGCACCACCCAGCCCGAGTACTATGCTGTCTGCGTCGCCAGCCTTGTCCCCCAGATCCTTTGTCTGATCGGCCACCTTCTTGACGCTGTCGCCCGCCTTCTTTGCTGGGCCTGGTGTTCGCTTGAGCGCCCTCTCAAGCGTTTCCGCCATGCGATCAGACGCCGCGGTCGCCCGCTTCGCCTCAATAGCGATACGCTCCAGCGCCCCCTCCAGCTTCTTGAGTTCCAGCTCCTTCCGGGCCAGTTCCTCGGCCGCACGGGAGGTCTTGGACAGCACCGGGGAGGCGCTATCCTTGAGCTCCAGGACCATGCGGACGACGTCAGACATTAAGACCTCGACATCAGGGCTGCGATGAGGGAGGCGACGGTGCCGCCGATGCCGCCGCCACGACCAGCCTGTTCGACCATCGAGCCGCGGTGTTCACGGCCGGTGAGCCAGCAGCGGATGTTCAGAGCGAGATCGAACGGGCTCATGTCGAGCAGCGCGGAAGGGGGAAGGGAGTAGGCGCGGCCGAGGCTATCCATCATCAGGAGTTGATCCGGGCCGAAATGAGGCCAGCGCCTCGGCCAGCCCCTCCTCGGAGCCAGAGTGCTCCTGAATCTCGGTGGCGAGTCTCGCGCGCCAGGGCTCGGGTAGGTCGCAGATGTTGAGCACCGCGCCATCCTCAGACGAGTCCTTGTCCCGTGACACCTCCACCGGCTCCCACTCCTCGCCGGCCTGCGGGTCGCGGCCGGCGACCACCCCAGCGCACACGAGGGCGTCCTGCGCGTTCGCGCGGCGGACCCTGGCGGTGTCCGGGAGGCTGCCGAGTCGCTGCAGCAGCTCCGCGGCCTTGCCCTGGAAGTCGGGCGTCTGACCGCTCTTGGCGGCGCCCATCATCTCGGTGAAGTCCTCGACGGTGAGCAAGGCGAGCAGGTGTCCGTGGCCGTTCACCGCGAGGTCACGCGAGCGTACGCGGCGGATCCGCCACTCCATCGGGCCGGTCTCGACCACCTTGTACGCCTTCTCGGCGAGAGCTCGGAGGGCACCGGCCATCAGTTCGCGGTCCCGCTGGAGGTCTCATTGACCACGGCGATCTTGAGGCCCAGGTCGGTGCCGTCGCTCTGGCACATCCACCGCAGGCGCTGGCGGATGATGCCGGCGCCGCCGACGGGGTCGGATGCCTCGTCCAGATAGGCGTTGTGCCCGGTGAAGGTCATCGTGCGGGTGCCGCTGGTGAAGGTGATCGCGACGTCGCCCTCGGTGCCGGCGAGCTGCGCGGCGAGCAGGGTGTCGTTCTGGTTGCTGACAGCCTCCACCGTGGCCTCGATGGAGATCGTGGAGTACCCGCCGCGGTTCGGCTCCTGGGTGTTCAGCGACCCCAGCTTCGGGCGCCGCTCCAGGTTGTTGTTCAGGACGACACGGAAGCTGATCAGGTCGTAGCTGTTGCCGTCGAAGCTGAGCTGACCGGCGTGCGAGTGCAGCACCACGGTCTCGGTAGCGCCCACCGCCGGGGAGCCGGCGGCGCCGCGTGCTGCGGACGCCTCGGCCACCAGGTCCAGATCGAGGAACATCACCTGCCCGGTCTCGATACCGAACGTGGCGGTGTTGATCTGGATGCCCTCGAAGGTCTCCGAGTTGGTGGAGTTCCCCCGGATCAGCTCCATGGTCAGCGACGGGAGCGCGTTGGCGAGCGTGTAGTCGTGGGTGTAGGTCGGCCCACCGCCACCGCCATCCGACAGCGAGCCGAGTGCTGCCTTGAGCAGCAGGCCGATGTTGTCGTAGGTGACGACCAGCCGCAGCGCGCCGCCGCTCTCGCTGGAGACGTCGTGCTTCCGGCGGGAGACGGTGCCCCCGTCGTACAGGTCAGGCACAGCCTGTCGCTGTACGCGGGTCTGGAGGGAGCCCGACACCAGCGGCCGCCAATTGCTGCTGCCGTCGATGGTCTCCGCGGTGCCGTAGGTGGCCTCGGCTTCGAAGCCGATGTAGGTGCCGCGTCCGGTTGCAGAAATGGCCATGTTCGCCTCGCTCAGTCAGCAGGGGTCCGAACCTTGATCAGGTGTCGGGGTTCGTGTTGCTGCCCGAGCGACGTTCGGATCGTCGTCTCGAGCGTGTAGTTCTCGCCCGCGGTGCCGGCGGCGATCTGGGCGCGCAGGTAGCGCCGGCCGCCGTGCTCGATGATGCGGGTCTTCGTCTCGTCGTACATGCCGGGCTGGTCGACAGCGCCGTCGGTGACCTTCACCTGCGCCCACTGCAGCTCCTCGTACAGGAAGCTGCCGTTGCCCTTCGTGGACCGACCGGCCAGGATGCCGTCGAGCGCGATGTAGACGAAGATCGTCTCGTTGGCGGTCTTGTGGATGTTCTGCGACGGCGACGTGGTCCCCGGGGCTTCGCGCCGCGCATCGACGACGGTGCCGATGGGTACACCCAGCTCGATGGTGCCCAGCTTCGGCGACAGGATCGTCGGGCTCGTCGCGGCGTCCGAGGCTCCCACTCGGCCCCAGTAGATGAACGCCTGGCAGGTCGCGTCCGAGGAGCCCGGCGCCCAAGCGTCGATCTCGAAGACGGCGGACTTGTTCGGGTGGTCCCAGGTCGTGCGCTTGAAGGTGAGCGCGGTGACACCGTCGGCGGCGACCAGGCGCACGTCGAACCCTGTCGAGAGGACGGTGTCCCAGAACTCGTCCCAGGTGTCCGGGATCGTCACGGATGCGTCGATGGGCGTCGCGCCTCCGGTGTTGTCCACCGCGATGGGTGCGCGGAAGTTCCAGGTGGAGTCGAGCCAGCTCATGCCGCCCTCACTTCCTGGTAGTGGCAGGTCACCGTTCCCAGGACAGCGCCGAAGCCGGCGGGGAGCTGCAGGGCGGCGCCACTCAGGACGTCGTAGTCGAAGCTGAGCCCGTGCAGCAGGCTCCCCAGCTTCGTGGCGACGCCCATCGACGTCTCCAGGGCGAGTTCGATGTCGTCAGCCAGGTCGCAGGCGCGCAGGAGAGCCTCGCCGCCGGGCGCCGTCGTCGCCTTCACCAGTCCGGTGATCTGCACCGTCAGGGTCCGACCATAGCTGTTGAGCTGCACCTGCCCGGGTGTCTCGTTGGAGGGCCGGCCGATCGGGGTGATCAGGACGTGCGCCTCGGCGCCGCTCGGCGGCATCAGGCTTTCGCCGATGTCCACCCGCGGTGTGCTGCTCACGGTCCGGAGGTCGAAGTCGTAGCTGGCGCCACCGTCCACGCGGTCGCGCAGTTCGTCGCGGATCATCTCCAGGATGTCGCGCAGCCTGCTACCCACCAGCCACCTCCGTCTGCAGCACGTCGCGCAGCTCAGCGGGGAGGCGCTGGGTGGCGGACCGCAGCCCGTCGCGCAGGTAGTGCTTGCCCGTGATGGTCACCTGCTCCTTGAGGATGTAGTACAGCTCCCCGGTCTCCTTGTGGACCAGCCGGGGCTTGCCGCGGGGGATGAACTGCAGGTCTGGGACGTGGCGGGCGCTGGGGTAGCGCTGGACGCCTGCGGCCGTGGACAGGGCATCATGGACCGGGATGGCGAGGTAGCGGCCCCGCTTCGGCCGGATGGTGCCGCCCTCCTCCTGGATCCCCGCATAGGCCACGTCAGCGCCCCCGGTGCGCCCACCGGCAGACAGCACCACGGCCAGGCCGCCAGGGCGCGGCTCGACCTTCCCCGCGATGCTGTTCCGCAAGCGCCCCGAGCGAACCCGGAGGCGCTGGGTGGCATTGATCTTGGCGCCCGCTTCGGCGCGCAGGGCGGTCTTGATGGCGACGCGCCGCAACGCGAGTGCCAGGCGACCAGCGCCGAGAGCGCGCAGGCGGACAGAGAGCTGATGGACGGTATCAGGCACAGCAGCCACCCATCAGGACGAAGGGCTGCAGGGCCTCGCGCACGCTGGGCAGGAGCGACAGGGCGCGGAGCTGTACCGAGGTGCCGCGCTGCGATGTTGACCGCACGCCGACGGTGCCCCGGTTCTTCCACCAGCCCGCCACCTGCAGTCCGCAGGCGTGCTTAATGGCGGCCGGGATCGAGGTCCAGCCGGCGACGATCACCGCCTTGTTCGCCCGCGGCCCGGTGGCCCAGGCGCTGCTTGCTGCGCTGGTCAGCTCGACCAGGCCTTCAGCGCCGAACAGCGTGTAGTCACCGGAGTCTACCAGAGCATCGGTGCCGTAGTCTCGGATCGCGTCGGCGTGGATGCTGGTGATGGAGACGACCGGGTAGACACCCAGGTCGAGGATGCGCGGGTCCTGGGAGTCAGGACCGTCGATATACAGGGTGTATGTCGAGTCCTCGAGTGTCCTCGAGGCGCCGACCACTCCACCCGGCGCATCCGGGAACCGCAGGTGCTCGGCCGCCAGCGCATCGAACCGCGCGATCAGCGTGTCGAGGGTCGTGTCTTCGGCATCCCCCGCCAGGGCAGGCAGGTACACCTGGACCTCGTCGGCAGTCATCAGAGCCATATGACCACCTCCGGAGCTGGGCGTAGAGCGCGCGGTGCGCGTACGGAGCAGAGGGCGCTGTAGCTATGGCTGTCGGCCATGAGCGCCCCTCCCCCATCACGCCGCCCGGTAGCGCTCGAGCTTGAGCTCACAGGAGCCCGAGACGACCACGCCAGATCCGGCTTTGGTGGCCTTGAAGACGACGTAGTCGCCGCTCTGGATCTCCAGGCTCCCCGACAGGGCCAGGGTGATCTCGGTACCCTCGGTGAGGTCGCCGGTGTCGCCGGTGGTGGTCTGCTCGGAGGCCACCTCGGTGCCCGCGATCTCCAGGGAGAGATCAACGTAGTTGGAGTCGTGCGCGGTGAGGTCCACGGTCGGGCAGAACGTGGCAGAGGAGATCATCGCGGAGTCGTCGCGGCTCCATGTGAGCCCGCTCTTGACGCTCGTGGCGGCGATGGCCTCGGGCAGTTGTAGGGACCTGGTCTCGATGCTCATGGTGACAGCCTCAGAGGTTGTAGCCGTGGACCACGTTCACCGTGGTGGCGGGGTCCAGCGTCCAGAATATCTCCCGACGAGACGCCACGAGGTTGTGGATGCCGCGGGTGATGTCCTTGTCGGCTTCAGCCATGAATCCGCGCCGGACGCCGTACTCGAACTGGTTCCGGTTGAACGTCAGGGTCTGACCCTGGGTGGTCGTCGCGTTGTCAAAGATACCGGTCGCGTTCGTGTCGCTGGTCAGCAGGAACGGGGTCACCACCCGGAGGCCGGCGACGCGCGCGACCTCGCCGGTCACCACGGCCGCGTTCGGGCCGTACTTGTCGACCGTGGCCACCTGGTCGATGTTGAGCAGGTCGCTGATGTACTCATCCCACGAGATGGCCAGGATGAGATCGCCGTCCATCCCCTGGGCGGGCGCGAGCATCCCGCGCATCTGGAGGATCTTCGCGTAGGTGAGCGAGTCGCTCAGGTCGAGCTGTGCGGTGGCGCCGATGTCCATGGCGCGGTGCCGGAGGCCGATCCAGGCGCGGCGGCAGTCCACCCCAGAGCCCAGCCCGCCGGAGGCCAGTACCCCCCGGGGGTTCCAACTGGTGATACCGGTATCCCCGTGGGTCGCCGCAGTGTCGCCGTTGATAGTCGCGTTCTCACGAGCGATCGCCATGGCTCCAGCGGCCCGAGCTATCACCGTCGCCTTGGAGTCGATGAGGGAGTCCTCGTCGGCGTCCGAGTCGATGACGGTGCGGGTGCCGTACCTCACCGCGGTGCGTGACCGGTCGGAGGTGCTCATCTGGGATGAGCGGAACTGATCCGGGTCGTCGTTGAGCGCCTCTCCCATGATGTACGCCGTCAATCCGCCCGCCTGGAGCAGGGGGTTCACCACGGTCTTCGAAGACATCCCGGCAGAGCGGAAGAGGTTGGTGAAGCCGCGCGACAGCTTTAGCTCCAGCGCGACGATCAGCTCCGGCAGCCGCACCTCTGTGGGGATGAACTCCCCACCGGAGCCGTCCACCGAGTTGAAGATGCGCTGCTTGATGCCGTCCGGTGCCGCCTTGAGCAGCCGGTTGAGCCGGGCCACCGACCTGGGAGCCAGCGCGCGGACGATGCGGGGGTCGCGGACGTCGCGGGGGTCGCGGCTGCGAACCAGGGCGACGAACGCGCAGTCGGAGGCCGCGCCCTTCACCGCGGAGTGCCAGGCGCCATGATCGGTGGTGTCATCCAGCAGGCCAGACTCCCACCCGCCGCCGTCCTGGGCGCGCACCTCGCCGCTGTACATCCGCACGGTGGGCGTACCGTCGGCAGCCTTCGTGCTGTACATGCCGACCATCTCTGACTCGGAGCCGCTGGGCGCGCGGCCGGTCAGAGCGTTGCTTTCGCGGATGGCGCGAAGCTCTTCAGCAGAGCGCTCAGCGAGCTTCTTGAGCTCTGCCTTGCTGTCGCCCAGCTCCTTGATGCGCTGCCGCGCGTCGTTGATCTCGGCGATGGCCTTGTTTACCTTATCCTGCATCTGCGCCTGGGTGTCCCCGGCAACGATGGGCTGGATCTGATCTTCGTCCATGGCCTTCACCTCATACGGGTCTCACGACTCACAGTAGAGGCATACACGATTGACAGAATGTCGTCAACAGGCTTCAGTGACGACAGAGTGTCACCAGAGCCAGGCGCGCTCCTCCTCCGGAGCCTGCAGCCAGCTCATGTCGAGGGGCGGCACGGGGGGCGCGGAGTGCCGGACACCCAGCATCGAGCGGCCGATCGCCACCGCTTCACCGTTGCCGGGCACCGTCACCGCGGATGCTTCCAGCAGGACGAGGTCATCGAAGATCGTGCCGCGCTTGCTGAACAGCGGATCATCCTCGTCCAGCGAGTAGCGCCGGGTGTACTTGCCTGGCAGGAAGCCGACCGAGACCGCCCCCAGGAAGCCGCGGCGGTATTGGCTCGCCACCTTCTGTGCGAATTCGTGCTCGGGGTCGTCATCAAAGATGAGGGTTCCTTTGAGAGAGCGACTCTCGCCGGCCCCGCTGACCGCCACGTCCGTCCACTTCCCCACCGGTAGGCCCCAGTAGTTGTGCATCCAGGGGCAGACTGGCGCCTTCATGAAGTTCGTGACATCCCAGTTTTGGAGCAGGATGTCCTTGTAGCGGTCGGAACTGGCTGTGCTCATCACGAACCGCATCCCGCCTTCGGCCTGCTCACCATCAGCGGCTCGCGTCATGGCGGCCTGGTACCCCAGCGCCTGTGGCGCGATGCCTGCGGCGCGGGCGATGGCGTCGAGCACGTCAGCGTCGCCAGTGGTAGGGAGGTGCTCCCCTTCCAGCAGCGCACGAACGGCCCCAGCGTCAGCGCCGGACTCTGCCTGTAGGCGCTCGACCTCGCGGTCCTGGCCGATGTCGGCATGGCGAACCAGCGCGAGCAGGGTGTCACCCGGGGTCCCGATGAGCTGTGCGTACATGACTCTCTCCTCAGTCCACAACCGGCAGCACGGTGCACCGGCAGTTGATGTCCTCGCTGGGGATACCGAACCCCCCGGGGTGGGTGGCCTTGCGACCAGACGGTGAGACGAACCGCTCACCGACGGCGACCTCCTGACCGTCCATCTCCCGATGGCTCTCACGAACCGCAGCGTCGCGGGCCGACAACCACTGGCGCTTGACGATGATCCCCTCTTCGGCGGCGGCCTGCAGCGCAAAGTCGGTACCGCCGGACACCGCGCGGGTCGTCTCGGTGCGGGCGATCATGAGGGCTCGCGATGGGCCGAATGCTGGGGACTCCATCAGCCCCTCCTGAATCTCGGCGATCGTGGCCCCGTTCTCCAAGCCGTCAGTGACGATGCGGCGCACCTGGGCGCGCGTGGTCTGCCCGACGCGGGTGACGAGCTCGCCTACCTGTTGGTCGAGCGGCGACAGCGTGGGGCTCCACTTCGACGCGGCCCCCACCTCACGGATCGCCCACCGGAAGGCTCGAGCCATCGCGCGGCCGATGCTGGGCGACGACGCGCTACCCATGGCTGCGTCCTCGAACACCGTGGCGAACAGCTCGGACCACTCCATCAAAGACAGGTTCCGGCGGATCGCCTTACCCTCGCCTCCATCCAAGATGCGCTCGAGCCGATCGGCGTACCGCTGGCGGGCGTCGCGCAGGTAGCGCCGACAGGCGATCGCCAGCTTCAGCTCCGACGGGGCGTGCTTCGTCCTGATGAACGCGCGCCACAGCGCGGCGCGCCCCCGCTCGGTAGTCGGCAGTGCCCGCACCAACAGGCTCGACTTGCGGCCGACAGCCAGCATCACGCCCCCGGTGCGAGCCAGCCCATGTCGGCCACCGGCTCGCGCTTGCCACCTTCGACCAGCCGCAGCCCGCGCTCCTGCCACCCGCCGTCCAGCGCAGCGATCAGCTCATGCCGCATGGTGTCGTCCAGGGGCTCACCGCTGCGGAGGATGTCCAGCGCCAGGCCGCGCGCGGCGTCCTGCTTCTCGTCCACGTCGTCGCGGACCTTGTCGGCGAGCTCATCGAAGCCCTCAGCGCGGTAGGCGTCGGCGGCGCTCAAGCCGTTGAAGGTGTGGAGCTGCACGCGCTGGAGGCGCTCAGACCGCTGCGCCTGGAGCGCCTCGACGCCGGAGAAGTCGAAGTAGACCACCGCCGACGGATCCCAGCGGCGCGCCAGGCGGGTCAGCTCCCCAGCGATCAGCGCGGCCAGCCCCTGTAGGTGCTCCCAGTAGGTCTTCATCTGCTGCGCCTGCGTGGCGTAGTTCGCCGTGGGCAGCCCGACGCGGGAGGGTGGAACGTGGAAGGCGGCCAGGATGGTCTCGCGGGAGAGCTCAGCCTGCTTCGGGGCCTCCATGTCGCGAGGACTCCAGCCCAGGGTCTCGATGTCGAGCAGGGCGTTGAGCACCATGATGCCGCCGTGGCTGTCGCCTGCGGCCTTTTCCACGGCGCGCTTGACCTCCTTGACCTTCTTCGGATTCCAGGTGGTCACCGCCTTGTCCGGCCCGACGGCGGGCTTGACCACCGCAGCGGGTCGCCCGTGGCGCGCAGCTTGAGCCGTGAGCTTCTGGAACGCCAGGTCAGCGGTCAGAGTCTCGTTCAGCGCCCGGATCGCGCCCTGCCCGTACACGCTGCTCGGGTCGTCCTCCCAGCTGGGGCGGCGCGGGCACAGCACGTCATCGTAGCGGTACGGCTGGGGCTCGCCGCCGCCGTGGTTGTAGACGTAGACGTCGGGCTCGCCGGCGGGCGTCGGCTTGATGGTCGTGCGCTGGGGGTGCAGCCGCACCACAGACGCCGGGTCGCCCCGGTGGTCCACCAGCACCAGGCACGGAGCCCAGCCCGTCAGCGACAGGTCGGTGATCCACTGGTGCATGAACACCAGCCCGCTCGTCCGCTCTGACGGGCGCGCCATCAGGTCGAGCACGGGGTGGTTGTCCTGCCGCTCGCCGCCCACCTTCACCCGCAGCGGCAGGCCACCCAGGTCGGTGCACAGCGCCTCGACGCACGCCACCACCCACGGGAAGGCCCCGTAGGCAGACATAGACCGCGCGACGCTGAACGAAGGCGCAGTCCCCATCGGGCCCGTGCTCACGTAGTCCGAGCCTGCGATGTGCTCCTGCGGGTTCTCCACAGGGATCAGCGCACGCAGTAGGGGCGTGGCGCGGACCATGCGGACGAACAGGGACGGGCGGACAGTGAGAGCGGTGCTCATGGCCCGATGATAACGCAGGCCGCTACGAATTGTAGATATCGACCACCCTGAGTCCCACTACACCCCCAATCGCTGCAGCCCGAACACCATGTACCGGAGCGCATCGACCGCGTGGTCATCCTGCTTGATCGGCTTCGGCTTACCGTCCGCCGTCCTCTGCTTCCACCGGTAGTTCCCGATCTCCCTGATGAGCTTCGGGCACGACCGGAACACGTACAGCCTTGGCCGTCCGTCGCCCTGCGCCACCAGCCGTCCGGCCACCGCCTCGATGCCTGGCAGCACGTCCTTGATCGCCATCTGCGTGTGGAGGTCGTAGTCCTGATGCAGCGTTCGCCGGTTTTCCACGTTCTCAGGGTCAGCCCACCGCACCTCGGGCTCTGGCTCTCGCCGGCCCGGCCAGTCTGAGCCCTTGCAGGCGGGGCACTTCTCGGCGCGCTCAGCAGCCCCTTCCCACCAGCTCTCGGCCTTCTCCATCGGCCCGAAGCCGTCGGCGTCCCAGCAGCGCGGGCACGCCTCGGCCTCCATGATGGCCTCCGCGTGCTGCCCGATGAGCCAGCGCGCCCGATAGTGCTCCCGGTAGATGAACAGGCGCCCATCTGGATCCAGCGCGCCCCAGAGCACCGCCGTCGGGTTGGTGTACCCGAAGTCGATCGCCTGGTAGCGGTCCCAGCTCTGCGGGATGTCGAACGGGCTGATGACGTGGATGTCCCGGCGCCAGTCCGGATACACCAGCCCCTCCAGTGCCACGAATTCACCGCGGCTTCGCGCCGCGCGCTGGCGGCTGCCGTACTTCGACAACAGCGCCTCCATGTACTCCCTGGGGATGTGCGGGTTATCGGCGGAGTGCAGGGCGTAGACCACCGAGCCGGACTCGGGCTTGTCTACGAAGCGCTCCCACACCCAGGTCTGCCCCTTGAGTGGGGTCATAGTGAAGAGCGCCCGGCCAGACCGATCCACGAGGCGCATGCGGGCCTCGTCCACCACGGCCTCGTCGTGCTCCTCGTCGGCCCAGAACAGGTCCCAGTTGTCGCCCTGGAAGGCTCGCCGGCCCTGGTCGTTGGACTTGAACAGCAACAGCCCGCCGCCCGGCAGGTGGGCCGACGCCTCACCGTGCCCCTGCTGGTTCTTCCACTTCGTGCCCGGCGGCAGGTACTTCTCCACCTTCTTGCGCTGCACCCGAATGCTGTCGTTGCCGGTCAGCGACGAGCAGCACACGCGGCCGGGCCCATCTGGCAGCTCGCTGATGTCGAGGCGGTTGAGCCTCGCCCATATCTGCACCGCCAGGCTCTGCTTCCCCTCGGCGGACGCCACGGCTATCTGCGCGCCCTCCTCCGTCTTCCCCGAGCGGTTCCCTCCCAGGACGATGCCTATCAGGATGCCTGGTCCGAGCACCGCCTGGGCTGCCCGCCGCTGGCTGGTCTGCGGCGGCTCTCGGTGCCACAGCCGGGCCCTGGTCAGCGGGTGTGCACCGACAGCGAGGGCCGCCTGGCCCCGCAGGCTACTCGGGGGCCTCACCGCGGATCTCCATCTCGAGTCCGAGCAGCTCGGCGGCCACCGGCGCCAGCTCCATGATCTGCTTCGCCCACGCCTCCGGGTCCTCGATGGTCTGCACCGCCTTGATGGTGGCCTCTATGATCCGCTTCTCGCTCCACTCCTCCGGGTAGCGACAGGCCAGGATGTGGGCGTTAGCGCGCCAGTCCTTGTCTCCTGCCTTCCTGATGGCCTTAACCATCGCGACCTTGCCCCTCGCGCGTGCGCGATTGAGCCGGTCGCAGAAGTCGCTATACTCCCCAGACTTCGCCCCCTCACCCCTCTCAATCCACCGGTACAGGGTGGCCCGGTCGATACTCGCTGCGTCTGCGGCGTCGTCCATAGAACAGCCGCTCCCCAGCGCCTCTTCTATGGCGCTGACTGCCTCCTCAGTCAGCTTCGACGGTCGCCCGGTCCTGGCCATCACCCACCCCACCCAAGCCCAGCCCTCACAGCCCGGCTCACATC